GGGAGTTGTACCTGTCCGTGAAGCGTGGAACGTTTCCGTGACGTATCCGATAAGTATCCTTGTTTAAAGGAGTATTATCATGTCTTTCGACAAAGGAGACGCCATTAGGAGGCTTTCTGCTTGCGGTATCTCTCGCTCCGAGGCTATTTGTTTAGTCAAGGAGATAGAGAAGTGGATCACTTCCTCTGGTGAGGAGTGGACAGTCAAAAGACTGAAAGGTATCAAACTTGATTACCTTAGACACCTAGCTGGATTACCTCCAGTGAGCACTTGGATAAAGCACTCAAAGAGCGGTAAACCTTCAGGTCCCTTTGGGGTCCTCTGGAGATTTTCTCGTTCGGATGTTTTCAAGTGTTGGAATGCTTTGATGGTGTACACCGGTATTAACCGGTCGCATCGGTTAATAAAAATGACCGAGGCTCAGTACATAAAATTCATCAAAGCTCTCTATCGCGAACCTCCTTCGGAAGGAGGGTTAGCAATGGGAGAGATCCTTATTGATAACGCTTTTTCCACTAAGCAGTATCCTAAGCCCAAATTAAGCACTGGTGCTCCTCTCATTGGCTTTGTGCCATCTGAGAATAAGCGAGCTCCGTTAAGCTATGGAACAGGACCTGAGGTGCAAGGAGTATTAGACTCCTTAGGAACCCTGGCTATGAGACCGGCATTTACCGACAGGTATATGTCAATCTTTAAAGGAGTTATAGAAGGGTGTGAACCCTACTATAAACTGCATCGAGCCATGGCAACTGTTGACTACGCCAATAGGGATAGACCCTTAGTTGGTGCAATTTCCTGGATTCAGGATCCTGGTTATAAACTTCGGTTTGTAGCCAACCCTTTCCGGGTTTTCCAAAAGGCTGTTGAGCCTTTATCAAACTACTTGTATCGTACGCTGCAGTTGATTGAAACCGACTGTACGTTTGATCAAGATGAAGGTGTCCGTTTCTCCCAACAATCTTTGTTGGAGGGTAGGACTGCTCATTGCTTCGATTTATCGAATGCAACGGATCATCTTCCCATGTCCTTAGCTGGACATGTAATGAAACGTCTAGGTGTTCCAGAAGTGTGGCGTAACTTTATAACTGAAGTTTCCCACGGCGATTGGAATGTTAGGTTAGAAGAACTACCACCTTTGAAAAAGGGTGTAGTTGAGAAGGAAGGAATCTTAAACCTTCCTCATCGACCCTATTCATCCCACGGAGGCCACCAATACATTCATTGGAATGTTGGACAACCTCTTGGAGTTAAGACCTCATTCGCTTTTCTGGCGTGGACTCACAACATGCTCTTACAAGGCATGTGTGTGATGTTGAACAAACCCTTCTTGTTTCGTGTTTTGGGTGATGATCTAGTCATCTTTGATGATGAGCTAGCACACTTATACAAAACCGTAATGGGTATGTTAGGTGTCCCAATTTCATCTGAGAAAACGTTGGAATCCAAGCGTATAGCAGAGTTTGCTGGACGCATCATCTTTCCCGATTATGTCCTTCGTGGATATAAATGGGGTGGACGTGGTGACAACGCTTTTATCGATGTTGCTAGGAACCTGGGCCCACGCTCCCTACCGCTTTTTAGAAGGCGGCAGCGTCGTGTGCTAAAGATCCTCGGTTCTATTCCTGAGCCCTGGGGCTTCGGATGGAATCCAGAAGGTAAATCCTTCTGGGAACGTCTGGAACCATGGCTTGACGCTTTGGAAGCTGAGAGTTCTCGTGTTAGGTCCTACGCTTCAAAGACATCCCTGATCAACTCTCTACTGTATAACAGCAGATGGGGGTCGATCAATAACATGGGTGTTGACCCAATGCTTGCCTCCGACCAGGAGGTTCAGGTGTTATTGGCAAAGATCTTTAAGTATCCTTTGCGGGATTACCCAATGGTCATGATGCCAAATGTTGAGTACCTTCTTCGTCTTATCGACGATGGGGGAACTCCTCCTGAAGTCTTTGATGATCCAGATGTCTTAGAGTCATCTAAGCACATTCTCATGTCTTTTAGTCAACTTGAGAAAGTTACTGAAATGACGGAATTGATCCGGATGGAGAGGAAACTCTCCATTGCAAGTCGAAACTCTTAATGGAG